GAAACACTACCTTCATCTATGGTTACAGCTGCGCGCACTGGGGAAACTCTGCAGGCATTCCAAGAGATTCGGGGGATGAAAGATCAGGGCGGTGGCGGGCGGAAACCACGTGGACGTGGACGTAGACGATTTCAGAAAGGGGGTTTTACTATGGAAGAGGAGGAGACAATGGCCGGTGGCAACAGTAATACCAATACGGAAGTGAAAGAGGAGGAGACAATGGCCGGTGGCAACAGTAATACCAATGCGGAAGTGGAAGAGTCTATGGATGGTGGCCGTCGCAGCCGTCGCAGCCGTAGCAGCCGTCGCAGCCGTCGCAGCCGTCGCAGCCGTCGCAGCCGTCGCAGCCGTCGCCGCAATTACAGACAGGGTGGCGGCTCACATGTACAGCCAGCAGATGTTTCTGCTCCGAGTATGCTGCTTTCTGGCAATTCTGCAAAACATGCAGAGGGTGGTATGAATCCTGAGTGGCAGCTCGCAAAAAATCCAGCGTCATTTGCCCCTAACTAAGGCGCTCCCCAAATAGTGGAAAGATTCTTTGCTGCAGTTCGAAGATGTTCCTTTTCACTAGCAGTAACTTCCATAGAAATAATTAATTGAAGATTGCCTCGTCGCGGAGTACCGCGACACGGCATTCCCTCTCCATCAATTACTACAGTATCTCCCCGAATTGTCCCCGGTGGAATATTTACAATTACCCCTTTTGGATGTGCAGGATGACCCTCTAGTACTCTTTGACATCCAAGTAGACAATCCTTTAAAGATATATTCACTGTTATTGTAAGGTCATCACCAATGCGAGTAAAAGATGAGGGTTCATCTGCCTCGCGCAAGACGATATGGACATCTCCCGCCTCTTCATAGTCAGAGTGGTCCGAGCACTCATTCTGAAATACCATTGTTTCACCCGGTTTCATACCGGGCTCAATATCAATTTTCAAGATTTTCTCATGATTGCTGAATTTTGCGCCGCGGCATTTGGAGCATATTCCCGAAGCCCGTTTTCCAGATCCGCTACAAGAATTACAGGGTCCTCTTGATACGGCATGCATACCTGGCCCAATCATCATATGTCGCTCTACAGTTCCACTTCCATTACATTCGTTGCACGTTTGAACGGTATCCGAGCCATCACCTTTACATTTCTCACAAAAGCGTTGTTTTGCAAATTTTAGTTGAATCATTTTTCCATAAAAAAGGTCATAAAATGTGAGATTTATTTCGTGAATTTTTGGAGGAGCCTTTTTTCCTTTTGGACGCTTTTGCATTTGTGACCCACCCCCGCCAAATGGAAACCCCCCAAACATTGCTCCAATATCAAATGGAAAACCAAACGGCATTCCTCCTGGTTGCCCGCCTTGCATTTCCTCACTCTGTATCTGACCCGTCTGGTCGTATATTGCACGTTTCTTCTCATCAGATAGCACCTCATAAGCATTTTGAATAACCTTGAAGCGCTCTGGGTTACCACCCTTATCAGGATGCTCTGTTTTAGATAATTTTAAGTAGGCACGACGTATTTCCTGTGGATCTGCGTTGCGCTCTACACTCAAATCTTCATACAAGGATGGCATTCTATAAATGTTAGATTATGTTAGCCTTAGACCGCCAAGTACCAGCATGTACCAAACCCCTTAAAGATAAATATGTATTAGAGAACAGGAATGGAAACAGTTTTAATAGGACAAGAAGGTCCCGTTGAAACATTAAATAAAATATTAGACGACCCTCCACACCTTTTAATATCAGGGGGGTATGGTTCGGGAAAAACAACCCTTTTACGTGAATTTATTGTGGCCTACTTTAAAAGAAGAGGGATCATACCGACACAGGAGTCGTTATTATGGCTTTCATCTGAGCAAGATAGGGGTATTCATTGTATTCGCCAGTCTGTTACAGAGTTTGTAAAACACACTTCAAATACTCCAGGAATATATCGCTGGATTATTATTGATGACTCTGACTCTTTGCCAATTATTTCACAACAAGCGCTGAGACGTCCGATGGAAACACACACATATACGACACGTTTCATTTTTTGCAGCCGTTACAAAAATGATTTAATACAACCAATATGTTCTAGATGTATGCATATTGAAATAAATATTGTACCACCAATCAAACTAGTTAGACATTTTATAGAAAAATACAGCACAAAGCCTATAGGCTTTTCTAATAGATTTATTGATATTTTAATATCAATTGTATCTACTCCTAACGAAATTAGAAACTATATTCGCATTTTGGCAAATTATTATAAGGATAAACCTATAAAGGAGTTTACAGATGAGGATATACTCAATCATTTTTCTGCCCCATCATTTACTCTTTGCTACAATCTTTTACTTGCATTTATTAAAAAAGATGATAATAATATAATAGCTATATTTTTGGAGATATGGAAAACTGGCTTGAGTTATGAGGATTTTTTACATGATTTGGATTCATCATTACAAATGATAGCTTATATACAACCATCAATTTCACAAGAAATTCACGAAATACTTATTCGGGGTTGGATGAATTTTGCACAAGGAAAAACACACACTCTAGATATGATGCGCCTATTTTTAGGGTCTAATGATAAATAATATAGATAAATAGGACTCATGAACACGAAGCCTATAAAATTATTTCGTAAGGAACCTCCAAGAGATTTCATAGAGTCCGTTTTACGCCATATGGGATTTCTCGGTTTTCATGATCTTCGTTGGTTTTCCAAAGAGGAAGTTCGGCTAGAAACTATGGAAGATTGGTTACCCGTTCTAGAATCTTATTATATTCCTTGTAAGGCAAAAAGGTTCATTTATACTTGGACAGATGTTACGCCAATTACAATTCTCAGACACATTTTACACCTGTACAGTTATCGTCTTGAAAAAGAAGAGCGTTTATACAGGGGTCAAAAGACAATGTTGTATCAAATACAACCTTGTCAATCAAATCGTGATTTAAGTGGTACAATATTACAGGTGGATTTTAATTAGGGAGGATATCGCTAAGTACTTAACTTTAGTACTAGACGTTACCTTTTCTGAACAAATGGCTAATGACCATGTCACTTGACATGATTTGGTCTTCACTCATTCGTAAAAACCAACCGAACTTTTCGCGCTGCATCAACTCTTCCAGTGGAATTGGCAGGTAGAGCGCATCCTTAGGAATATCAAAACTCGCATGGGTACTCCCAGTCGTGGTAATTAAATCCTCCAATTCAATTCGCCTACGATTTGCGCCCTTTCTCGAAATTTCCGGAAGACGTATCACTTGAATTTTGTCTGGGAATTTCTTGAGAGCATTTTCAAAATCTGCAATTTCATCGTTGCGAAATTCGGACCCCCCTGTTCGAAAATTCAGACGCTCACGCGCGACCTGTTCCCATTCAACCCATACATCGTGCTCTGGCTTAGGTGACCAAATGACATCAAATGCTGGAGGTGACGATTTTGTTCCATAGGTTTCCTCCGTATTCATTCCGAAAAAAACCACCTTGTTAGTAGGAAGAGGCTTTAACTTACGTATCCACAACGTCGAAGGTGATATCCAAAGTCCGCCGAATTTTGCTAAAACTGCCGCACGTATCCAATTCAACTCGGGGGCTCGTATGAATGTATCGGGATTGCGCATGGGTTCTGGAAGAGCATCCCACCCCCCAAGACGTTCCGCCAAATCAGAAAGGCCTCCTATCACCTCCACTCTAAAATTTGCTTTTGTATGGTTCACAATAGTTTCATAACACATGTTCAAAAAAGGAAGATTCATTACTCGTGAACTCCGACCCATAAAATCGTACCAAGAACGACTATTTACGTCACTATTATTCAAATAAATCCATATGACCGGTAGTTTTGAGCCACGCTTGAAATTATCCTTGTCCTGGAACATGTCGTTTTCACGATACGATGTAACAGTGGCCCAACCAACTAGCATTGCTGTTAACACGACTACACCCACTGTAAGAGCCCCTATAGATTTCATATTACACTACTTAAGACTGTGGAAATTTACAGTGGATAATTCGCAGCATGACGGTCGGACTTTTTCATAGAACCTGTTCCATCCATTAGAACAACCTGTTTCATTCTCTGAAAGTACTGGTCGGCGTGAACCATTTCCTGAGCCGCGCGCAATGAACGCTGTTGTTCGTTGCGTTGTTGATATCTTTCGGTTGCTTGAATTGCCTCTAGTTCTGTGTCATTCAGCGCAGCGGGAGCCTTTTTACGACTTTCCGTGTATTTATCAAAACTGCGCGATTCTATAGGCAGATTTGCGACCTGATTACTAAATGTATTGTCAGTCGTATAGGCGCGTTTGAGGTCCGTATAGCGCATATGACCGCCTGCAGGAGCCGTATAATCTTCGGACGCACCTCTCCCGATTTCGACACCGTGTCCAGGGGCGAGTGTCAGAGCCTGTGGTACAGTCGCAGTGAGTGCAGAACTCGTTGCGCGCCTTTTGGACTCTTCTTCAAATGTGCGATTGAATACGTCGCGATTGAATTTCCCTCCAAAATTTGGCCCGTTCACAACAGACTCACCCCCTTTTAGCCAATCACCATAACCCTCCTCATCGGGGTCAGGAATACGCGTCTTTTCAAATATAGTATTAAATGCGTTCATGTCCAACTTTTTCGGATTGAGTCGGACGGGTTGAACCATCTCCCAGTCCTTAGATTCCGCCTTTCGCGTATCCTGTAATTTGGATGGCTCCTGTATGACCCCCTCTTTTGTTCTTCCACCGTGAATACGCTTTAGAATATCGGTCAAATATGCGTATGCTCGCGTGACCGCTTCAAACTCCTGCTCAGTCCCCCCCTTGTCTGGGTGTACTTTCACGGCTGCCTTTTTGTATGCCTTACGAAGGTCATCTTCGGTCAATGCAACCTCCTCTTCCAGACCAAGAACGAGTAGGCAATTTTGAAAATAATTCATCGCCTTTTCATTACTACGATGCTTTGTCACATATGTAACAGGGCTCGTGGCGACCGGCGGTTTGTATGCCTGTATTTGTTCTGCTGCGGGTTGTTGCACAACCTGCTGATATGCAGTTTCACCGGGAAGTGGTGCGGGGCGTTCTCGTGCGTTTACACGTGCTATATAGGCTAAAAGATGTGAATAGACCCCCGACCGCCTTGCAGATTGTACGTATTCATTTCCAGACAGCAATGTTTGTATCATTTGAACACGAATGGTGGGGTCGCTTATTTGGAGGAGTTTTTTGTATATACTCACATGCGATGGGTCAAACATTTCCAACGTAGTATGTATATTTCCCATTGTTATATACGCATAAAATGTACGTCTTAAATATACGAGAGATGGATGCGGTGAATGAGTTTTTAAAGAGTATCCCCGACAATTCTCTATGTAACTGGTTTTTTTTCATGTATATCTTAATGGTTATATTTGGAAGTTTTCAAATCATACAAATAATTCTCCAAACAATCTCTTTTATGCGCCTATCATTTATAAAAACTTCGCAGAAAATTGTATATTTAGTGGGCATAATTGTTGCACTCGCACTCTTGGCTGTGGCCATTTTCAATTCTCTCTTTCTTTATTCTTTGTGTAATCGTTCATTGATTCGCGACAAGGAGTAAGCGTTGTGGTATAAGAATTGGAATTTCGGGAACGCACTCCCATAACCACCTCTTTCCCAGAGTACTGAAGCCAAAATTTTCCGGCCAGAAATGTTGCATTCGATTTGGAAGAGACTTTAGTCGCGCATCACGAATGAGCCACCAACTCCTGAGCGGAAGAACAAGTGATAGTTGTTCTTGCGGTTGAAGCGGTGGATAATCCTCTAGGGGTGGCGATGGCATTGCTACATCGAATGCCAGTAGAGTTTCATAGAGGTCAGACCATAGTGGCGCATACGTCCACGGATACATCCATTCACGACTCACGGTCTGTTGACCCGTATAATAATCTATATTCCACTGTAGCCCCCGAAAATATTCCAGACATTTCTCCCGGATTTCAGTTGCTGTCAAAGAGTGTTCGCGTTTTTCCGCATAATATGCGGTCTTCCAGCCCTCAAGTAGTTCTCCCGTTTTGCGACACCATAATCGCGACTCTTCTGCGAGTTCTATAGGCATATTCTCTAAAGGGAGTAGACACTGCTCCGCATGGGATCGAGGGGGTTGGGGGCGCATTTTGTATTTTTTTTGAAATGAGTGCGCAATGTCGTGCTTTTCGGTGGCTGCCCAGTCAGCCAGAATAAGTAAGAGCGCGGACCGATTCCACTTCCAGAGTCCATTGACATCCTCTACTAAGAGTGTTTCCGAGCGCGCGTGAACTGCATCCAATGCTGCCATTAGGCGGTCATGACCTGCATCCCGAATATGAATACCTATATTGTGTGGGATGAAGTCGTTGCCAAGAAGCGACATTCCTGCAATATAATCGCGGATACGTGCGGCTCTGGATTTTACATCGGGAAACATGACCTCACTTAAGCCTTTAATAGAGAGCAAGAGGCACGGGGGGCGATTCGTTGGAATTACTAGAGGACTCTTAATAAATTCCTGTTTCTCTCGTAAAATGGACCATGTGGAATCCGGCCCAGCATGCATTACACACAGAAGAATCAGGTCGGCATCCAATCCATAAACGATAACATGCTTGTTCATAAGGCTTTTCGGATTCCTCTCTCGTATCCATTCCATGAGTTTCTGCTCACCTTCACCCGGCTCATTTGCCGAACTAACCACCCAACGCGGACGTGTGCTCGCAAGCTCTTTGAGTGTCCGTTCAAGGCGGTCCATGAATTCCGTGCCCGGTGTAATACAATTCGTGTCCCAGACTTCATGTGTTGGTAGTCGTGCGCCCAACTCCAACTCCTTTCCGGCAAGCCACCCTCCTTTGAAACGACGCAGACGCTGCTGGCGGATTTTTGCCATCGGTACAACTCCGTCTACAGCAAGAACAACCTCTTCCGGTTTACCGGCCAACGTCCATAAATGAAGAACGTACGAGCGAATCTCCCTTAGAAGCGCCTCCTCCCATTGTATCCGCGTTTCATGTGTGTACATTGGAAGTTTCGTGGATTTCGCACAACCATAAATAAGACAATTGAAATCGACAAGAAGAATGTCACCTTTTGTTTTTTCATCCACATCCTTTAAAAGATGCGGATAGCGCTGAAGTAAATGTCTAAAATAAGAGGGGATTCCCATACCTCTTTGTATTACACAGAAATCCTTAAGGCAGAACAGGATGAGTTGGTTTACGCAAATAGTAGAAATGCCTATGAAATTAGGGGAGATGCTTATTCAAATGTTTCCCGACGCCATATTATGGGGTACAGGCTTTATTGCTTTTATCACATTGTCATATCCGTTTGCAGTATTCTTTGTATCCCTCATTGAGGGTACATTTATATATCATGGACTGAATCTTGTTAATGAAAATCTTCAAATTATAGGGAGGAATACGCTTTCTTCAAGCAAATGTCGAACTGGCTTTACAGATGTAAGTCTACGCTCAATTTCCATGTTTAATAGGGAATTTAGACCGAATTATTTATCCTCAACCGTTTTTATTAGTTCTTATATTGCGGCATATATCATTGGAGTTATAGTGTATTTACAGGACGAACTTGAAATTTTAGGAAGTAATTACGGCGAGGTCTACGTATTGAGAAAACACGTTTCTATCATATTTTTTTCGGCACTTCTATTTCTTTTGATGTCATATCGGTTATATAATAATTGCGACAACGCTCTCAACATTATTATCAGCCTTTTTCTGGGATTTATATTTGGAGCTCTTATAATATATCAAAATAGTCAATTATTAGGTAAAAGAAGTTTGAATTTACTTGGTATACCGCTGCTTAGAAAACGCACAGCCGATGAAGGGGCTGATTTGTATGTTTGTTCCTCCTCTTAATTAGGATGGATGGGTTGTATTCTTTACAACGTTCTTTGTTAACGGTCTATAATTTACTACCGGCAATATCAATGATAACTCTATTCACTTTTGGTTTGGCTCTTGGTAACTTCGGAATGTTGTCAATCTTTGCTACACTATTTTTTACAACATTCGTGCTATTTCTTTTAAAAAAGTTCATATTTCATAGGGATAGGTTCCCAACTTCAAATAAAACACTTTATACGTTGTTCAACCCCTTTAGCAGCCATACTGATACACCGGGAATTTCTGATAAAATGCTTTCATATTGGATTACAAACATGACGATTTTATTTACCGCAATAATTTTAAACGCATGGGAAGTTTACAATAAAGACCCAATAGACGTCAACGACGATGCAATGCAAGCGAAAATTAGAAATCGTAAAACGCGTTGTATTATGATTATGAGTTTATGTATGTTTGTTGGATTAATTCTTATTGGATATAGAATGTTTGTCGTTGAAAGTGTTCCAAACAAGATTCCTCTTGGGGCGATTATCTCCTTTTTATTAGGTATAGCTGCTGCCACTTTTTGGGCAGTAGTAATTGCACAACCAAATTTTGGCATAAGAGGGAATATGGATATATTTGGAATATCTCAGCAGCTCATTTCCATAAACAATGCGAATCTAAGCATGGCCTGTATAGCAAGTTAACCGGTGAATTTCCGAAGAAGAGAAAGCCGGTATTTAAAGATTCGGAAATTTTCGGAAGAAATATGCTGTCGCTGAACGGCGTTAAGAAGATGGCCAAAACATTCATTGGCGTCGTTTGAAACATCGCGTCCTGTATACATCGCATCCATTTCATTAAGAGGGGGGCCGCCTTCAACCTTTCGCTCGGAATTGATTTCATTATGAAGTCCCCAAAGCCAGGCTCGCGCACTTAATCGATTTGTGGCCTCATCTATACGATGATTTTGAGTCCATTCCCTATAATGCTGTTTACAGCGTTTACACGGAATTACATTTTCCACGCTCCGTAGAAAATGTAACCAAGCCCGCTGTTCGTCCTGAATTAGAATAAAGGTCACTTGTTTTCCCAATTTCTCTGCGAGCCCGTGTAGCAATCGCCACATAGAAGGTCCCCATATGGCCGGTTCAGCCATTCTGCCTCTCCCTCTACAAAAATTGGATGGAATTTTTGACGCAACGACATTCCACTCTATGAATAAAATAGGTATTCCCAAATTATTTTGGGATGCGTTTGAACTTGCGCTAACAACAAAGTGTAGACAACTTGCAAGAGATATTGCTGATTCTCTCGGAAAGGATGTGACCCCTCTTTTAAAGTCCTTGACATCAGAGTCGGTCGGCGTCTATCTCTTTGATGAGGCTGAACAAAACGGCGAGTTTCTAGATATGCGATGTAGTCATTATACTCCTGTTTCTGGAAAATCTACTTACGTAACTGCGTGTTTGGAAGCCGTGATATATTCTGCAAATCCCGAGATAAAACATACAACCTGCTTGTATCACTCGCTACATCCGTGTCCGAAGAATTCCGCGTGGGTTATTCTTACTCCATTCATACACGAGGATGTTTCATATTACATAAATAAATTGTCTGGTGAAGTGTATAATTCGAAAGGAAAATTATGCGGACGCTATTCTTCCAATAAGGGGGTACGCGTATTTGAAGATGTGAGTGGAATGATTTAACTGCATGTATCGGAGTCACGCTAATCTTTTCGTTCTCCGGTAAAAAAATTGATATTATTTTTTCTTTCGGATATATTTACAAGAATGTCGGTAGCATTTCATCCGGGAAAATCCCCGTCCTCTTCCAAAAAGAAGATTACGTACCGCGGTCACTTAGAGGATATTTTGAGTTTGAAACATTTGAGTCGACGTGGGAATCCTTTTGCGGCGCGCACTCCATCAAAGATCAAGAGTCAATTTATTATTCCCACAAAATATTATACTTCATTTATGGAGCCATTTCTCAGAATGGTTCGTACGAATTATACGGACGATAGTTATCAAAACTGTATAGCCTATCTTCAGAGGATTAAATTTAACAATACGTATCCTATGACAATATGTATTCCGTATTCCGGAACATATACACCGTTTACACGCGATAAGCTCTCTCTGCAGATTATTCTTCGGTGTCTCAACCTCAATCAGCGCTTTCGGTATGCAATGAAACGGTTGATTTACTCTTGGAGGCTGCGTAAGTGTAGGGTAATCAATGAAGAGGACATATTTACAGGGGAGATGCCCGTCAAGTTGATAGAAATATACGACTGGTCACAAAATAGCAAATATAATTTTGAGGCTGCTACAGTCTATCGTGATTATCTTACAAAAATCAATAATGCGTCGGGACTCTTCGTGGTACCAATGATGCCGAGAAACCCCTTTACAAACAGTCAACTTACACTTGGTCAGTTACATTTCACAATCCGCGCTTTGATACAACATGGGTTCAATCACTGGTCGTTTGATGCGCTGAAAAAATCGGGATATTCGCTGGAAATCTTTCGGGACCTGTACGAAATGCCATTGAAGCATGACCATCTGAAAAATATATTTAGGAAACCTACTGAGCAAGAATGTAGAGAAATTGTCTACACCTTTATTGAAGATGAGTACTATCATCATAAGGTGGAACAGATTTATAAATATGGGTGGGGGCTTGCTTTAAAGAAGCACCCTGATTTAGAAATCGTACAGGCGTGGCGTGGCCTCGCATTGCGATATCAACAACTTGCCATTCGTTATGACGGTGATATCTTGGAACTGAAGGCGCGACCAATTCATGAGGAAACTGCAAAACTTGTTCAACGGCGACCTACTGATGTTTGGCGTGTGTATATGAACTGGGTGAACACTATCCCTATAGTTCCAGTAAGTTCCTCTTTCAACCACAATGATTATATTATTCAAAATGTAATCTTTCCAAGTTATAATATGACACAATATAACTCAGTAATGGATGTGGAACAACCTGTAACTACAGAGATTGTTGTGGCTGCCGAAAATCTTGTGGCCCTTTCAGAATCCGAGACGGACGATGACGCCGATAGCGCTTCCTAAATTTCAATAGCAAGCCTACGAGGAGTCAAGTCCCATTTTTCATAGGGAAGCGGTTGACTCGTGAGTTCGTTATAGGCTGCTTTAATATAATTTTCAAACGAGGAAAAGTGTGTTGCGTTTTTCCATCGGCCTAATAAAATATCTGTTGCACGCTCTTGACCTCTCCATATAAGTTTGGAAGGAATTGACGCCACACCAAATGGAGTGTATCGTTCAGGCCCTTTCGTATGAACACCTGGCCCATGTGATATGCGTCTTGCAGCGGAGGACCATTCGTCAGGAATATCCGATGTCATGAATACGTCGAAGATATCAGGCTCTGTTTTATCTTCCCAAAATGGCGATTTCATCAGCAGAGGGCGAATGTCTCCTATTAAATCATTCTCTGTAGACTCAGATTCTGGAAGATTTCCCCGCTCGGTGAAGCAATGAAGACATTCGGGGGGAATAGGAAATTGGCGGCGCTCCCGCATACGTAAATTCTTTCTTATATTCCAGGCCTCCACATGTTCCGTAGGGGCGGGTGGTAATACTATGCCAATGAAATCTCGTTTAGAGGCTGCCATAAGTATTGCGAGCGCACGAAACGGCCAGACAAAATCATCGGACCATATTGATTCCAGCACAACAGGGATTTCCCCAAAGGCGGCGAGAGGCTGGATTTCCCAGAGGATCATATCCGCGCGCCCGCTAGACCAAAGTTCCATAGACAGAAACCACGCAAATTCCGATTTACCTTGTAGGACGGCCTTTGCAAAGGTTGTTTCCAGAACGGAGAGTCCCTGTAGGCCTTCGGGGAGCTTAAAACTTCCGACGTGGTCGGGAGTTTCAACAGTCTGCTTTAGACCGAGCCCCTGTAACGCAAATACGCTGGAATCTTTTGGGGATTGTGTAAGTTCCACAACGAGAGAGATGATGACTTCCTCATCCATACTGGAACGAAGAGATTCCACTAAGCAGCCGAGCCAAGGGACGTTTTGAACGCCGACACAATGTAACCAGACCGATAGGAGTGCCTGGAATATGCGGACATCCATATCTGACTCAATCGCCTCTTGGGTCCAGAAAAGAGCTTCGGCGACTTTTCCGTTGACGACACTATGAATTAAGGCGGCAATAACTTCGTCCTCTCGGTATAGATTGCGAGTAAGAGCCATTGGTAATGAACACGTGGTAATTCGTTTATTCAATTTTACTTGGAATTTGACTGTAACCTCTACAGTGATATGCCAAAGTTAGGCATGTCGCCGCAGACGCCGTGTATGTTTTGTACGAAAGGGCTCCACTCTTTTACGCCCTCCACCCGTGGCTTTCAAATAAAGTGGGCGGTCACGAGGAACGCACATATAACTACAGAAAACATCATAATTCAACTCGTTATTCGGACGGTCTGTATAGTTATAATATGCAAGTTTCGGGTCCCAGATACGATGCCCGAGCGCATCGAGGTTTGTCACATCTCTTGCGCCTGGTTTATGTGACCAGAATTTATTCGAATCCTGCCTCAAAAAATGATAGTCATTATTTTCATCAATAATAATGGCAATTTTAGAGGTGTATTGAGGACATTTTGAAGTAAAATCACTCATAACAATTGTAGAATTATCGCCGATGACTCGCGCAATGAGATTTGGACAAGTCTTTGGGTTTCTGTCTGAAAATTTCCTATATCCGGATGCTTCACCTGGCTGATGAAAAGAAATATCGCAGTTCTTCCCTTTACAACGAGTCACTTGTCGCTTATCATAAATGTTCATTGCATACGCGAAACAGTTATGTGTATTTTTGAATTTATTGTTTAAGTTCCATCGTTTCGGCTCATACTTTGGTTCAGCGCCTGTGAGTGGAGATACACGATGGCAATTATGGAGATGTACTTGACAAAATGCCTGACCTGGAAGAGATCTGCGCGTGCATCCTGCGTAGCACTGACATTGATTCGGATCTCCAGTTTCATGAAAAAACGCCCCTCGTTTTCCTTCCTCTAAAACGTCCATCTGTCCCGAAGAACCTATATATAGCCAATATAAAATTGAAGATTACGACTCATTATAGACCATATAGCAATGTCATACAGGGTATGGTCAACAGCCTTTTCAAATGCACCTGTAGAGGAAACGAACGTCTATGTTTCTATAGATGAATGGAAGCGTATTCATGACGACCAACCTGAGGCGCAACGTATATTTGCGCGAATCATGCGCGGTGAAGACGAGGCTTTCTGTGCTCTCGGAGAGCCAATTCCGATGGATCATTTTAGAAATACGGAAAATTCTGAGTCTGTAATCATTCCAGATTGGGTACGTGGGGCTCTTCGCATAGATGGTTCAGGAGAGCACTTGGAAATTGCGTGGTTGGCGGAAGATTCCTTTCCGAAGGCAACACGCGTTGTTTTACGCCCGCATGATTCCGCACTCTTTCACGGTGATATTAAAGATGATTTGGAGCGTGAGCTCACTTCCTATGGAGTGATTATGGAGCGCACTACAATTCCAGTTTCGCTGCGCACTCTTGGTGGGTTCTCTATTCTAATAGACATTATTCGTACCTATCCTGCAAATATTGTATTACTAGATGGGGACGAAATTGTGTTTGAGTTTGAAGCCTCCTTAGACACTCCGCCGCCTCCCACAGAAGCGGTTTCAGTCCTTTCCGAACCTGTTGATTCTGCGCCAGTAGGAAATCGACTCGGTGGTGTAAATCATCCGCCTCTACCTGATGGACGTCCATGGAATCCTTGGCGCGAGGTCTAAGGATTACAGAACATATTTACGTATGTACTCCACAGAGGGTGATTTAAGGCTACAATACGGAGGACCAGACTCAACCGATATTGCAGTCGGTGCAGACCGCATCTCAACTACTGTGAGAGGGATATCACCCTTTTTTATTGGACGAAATGGGAGTACAGAGCAAGAGGCCGTCTCGTTCTGGTTTACTCGGCGTAGAATCGGCACACCTTGGCCACAGCGAATCCGCACAAATCTCCATATTGGCGCCGGAGTCTGGCCAGCCACCGACGAGTCGCTTGATAAATGGGCAGAGGAATATATGAAGGTCCTCGGCCTTATTGATGGACTCGCCGCAGGATGGTATCGCCCTTTTGCAGATTCTGAAAGTGCTCTCCTGGATTACGCGGCGCCGACAGCGTTTCGCACTCCTCTCCGTAGTCTTGAGCCGTATTATTGTATTCCAAATCATCGTTGGACTCGGCATCTTTCCGGAAAGCGTGTGGCCGTCGTGTCCAGTTTCGCAGACACTATTCAGAGTCAGGTGGAATCTGCAGAACGAATCCATGCAATATGGAACAGTCTTCGGGAGCCGAATACAGTTCTGAGTCTTACGGCTACCTGGATTCCCATTCGCACGTATTTTCCTCCTGAGGTTGCCCTAGGAGATTCTACGCAATGGCCCGATGAAATCCGTAATTGGGATGAGGCTGCTACCTATATTGTGGAGGCCGTGAAAGCCTCTGGAGCATCGATTGCGATTATAGGCTGCGGCGGGCTCGGAATGATTATTGGGGGACGTCTGAAGGCGCTCGGAATCAGTGTCGTCGTTATGGGCGGCGCAATCCAGGTTCTCTTTGGAATTAAGGGGCGGCGTTGGGAGAAACACGAGGTGATTTCGAAATTCTGGGGACCGTCTTGGGTCTGGCCGAAGGAATCCGAGACGCCCAGAGGGTCTTTTCAAATTGAAGGAGGGTGTTATTGGAAATTGGGGGGATCGGCACCATCCACCACGCCACGATAAAATATCTGCGTAATTAGATGACGTTGGTTGAAAATTTGGCGCTTGCTCATAATATATATTATGCTATTCTACCCATAGTATTTTGGATATATGTGTTTGCCTATACGAAAATAATGGCGTGCGAGAAAAAACGAACTTCGCTTGTTATGCTTATGCTTATATTGGTGATTGTATTTATGATGTTTGATATGATCTATTGCAGTATTCTATTGAGCGAACCGACTTTTAAAAATGATCCGAATTATAACACTATCAAAATAAGTATAATCGCATCATTAGTTGTTTCCGTTATAGGTGTTTTTGTTTCTTTCATAATTTTTAGTCAAATTTTCAATGCTACATATTGCCTGACGCCGGCGGAGGCGGCGGGGAGGGCGAGGGCGCGGCGCGGGCGGGAGGCGGTGAAGGCGTGGGCGGCGGCTGAGGCGGCGCAGAAGGCGGCGGAGAAAAAATAGAGAGGCGGCGCCAAAGGCAAAGGGCGGCGGCGCCACTCGGCACCACCCTAGATCCCCCTACAACCCTATGGTACCTTCTAAAAGTGCCCGTTTCAAATGTTCATTGGTCTAAAACCCTTCGAATGAGGATATAAATATCTACTGGATAATTCAGCCCGTTTCAAATATCTCCGCCATTACTAATGCGCATTCAGATTGTCTCCGATCTTCATCTTGAAGTTCGAGAGAAAACTACATTTGAAACGTTCCTAGAGGACAAATTGACGGACACATTGGCGCTCTTAGGAGATATTTGTCCGATGGGACATCCGAACCTACGGAAATTCCTAGAGTGGTGCTCGGAGCATTGGAAGACTGTCCTCTACGTCCCAGGAAAGTCCGAGTGTTTTTCGGAACCGTTTACTACCGTGGAGGCCTCTATTGCGCGGCTACGATCTATCTGTGCACCGTATCCGAATATTCATGTGCTTTACCGAGACGCTTTTTATAGTGAGGACGGATTTCTTGTGCTCGGCTGTTCCTTCTGGAGTTTTTCTCCAAAGGCGGAGAAATTCATTCGCAAATTGCATCGGGAAGATTTGGAATGGATTAAGAAGATGACGCAGGAATACAATAATAAGTGTCTCGTGCTAACCCATTTCGGTCCTGTAGAGTGGGTTCAACATGAATACGGGCCAGAGAACCCTGCAGCAGCTTCTATTTTCACGGAGACGGAATTGCTTTTAAGAGAACCAATTGTCGTCTGGGCGTTCGGCCACTGTCATTCCTATATTGAATATTCGAAGACTTGGAGTGTGGCTGGAGGAATTCCGCAAGCTGTTCTTCTTGTCTGTAATGGTATGGGACCGCCAAGAGGGCCTCTGTCTCGGCCGCCGCTGGAAGATTTTCGGCGGGATGCTGTCTTACGGATTGAGGGGCGTGCGAATTAGGTTTTGGATGCAAGAGCTGGACGTATATCCCTATCAAATATTCGCTCGAACCCTTGAATCGCTTTCAAGAAGTTCGGGCCAGGCTGAAACGCAATCGGACGCCGTTCTCGTATATAGCGAATCGCCTCATCCGTCTTCATTCCCTTCGTCGCAATAAGAAACATCGCAACAACGGCCGCGGATCGCTGCATTCCCGCCGCACAGTGTACGAGAATCGGCCCCTGTTTATACTCGTGTATAACCTTATAGATTACCTCAAAGGACATGAGTTCCATATTACGAATTTCCTCGTCCTGCAAATTGTCATCCACCGGAAGACGGTATTTTCGTTTCACTGAATGCGTAAACGGAAGATTCTTTGTACAATTAAACACAGAATCAATTCCTTTTTGATTTAAAAAAAGTATATCTTGGGACGCCTGTGCGTTTCCGAGCCAGAGGCCAGGCAAAATCTCATTTGCTGCGTCACCAGGTGGGCGATTCATTCTATAATAAAGACGGTTGGTATTTATCTTTATTTCTACCGCCAAGTACTTAATTTAGACCGCTGGACATTTCTAAAGAAGTTTCAAGCCCATTTTACCGTGATGTAGGCATGTACCGTGATGTGTATAAGATAAGTACCCCCTAAAGGGGGTATTTATCTTACACACATGACGGTATCGGTAGATGGCCGAGCGACTCATCTGAATATGGACAAATTTAATTGCTCCCTCTATTGGAACGGTGCGTTGCCGTATCGGACGTGGAGGGCCCACTGCTTGCTACATCTGCTGCGGTCTGTGTAACTGCGAGTCCCAATTTATCCATACCCCACTGAAGAATCCGTTTTATTTTTGTTTCCGAAAGGGCACTCGTGTACATCCGGAAATCAAACACGGAGCCGCTGAAGAGTTCGTCACGTAATTCGTAGCCACTAGAATTATCCGCCCAGTTGGATTTGCCAAAATAATTCTTTTGTGTCACGGCTGCTTGTGGTAGGCAACCATTATTTTTCGTATACGTATAATTCCCATTGATATACACTGCGATATTTGGTCGCATTGCATCCATATTAGTCGCACTGATGACAATATGTGTCCACTGACCTACAGGAATCGCTTGATTTATCTTAATCTGCATGGCGCGCAACGTGGAATCCCAGACTTCATAGATAAGCGTGGCGCGGTTACGCTTCGCGTTCGGGTCTACCTTTGTCTGTTTCTTTGTTTGTAGGGGTTGAGCCTTTTCCGGATCCGCATAGACTTCCGGTCCTGTGCAGACAAATTCATCGATGTTCGCCGCCGAAATTCTGTACAGGTCTTCTGCGCGCAATTCCGGACAGAATTGCGCCCCGCTACCTGGTCCAGGAACAGTCGACTCTTCACAGACCGTCCCAGGACGGATAGAATTTGTTGCAGAGTCCGGGTCACCCTTTCCGAGAATTCCAAGAAATACATTGTTTTTCCCCGCACCATCTCCAAAATCGAAAATGTGTGCATTGTTCGTAAATTCATCAAATTTCACCCAGACAGAAAATGCGCGTACGGAACGAAGTGAGCCCATGTTTCCCAAGGAGAGGTCGCGAGAATCTCCTAAACGTACGAATTGGTCAATTCCGTTGAAATGTAGAGCCCGCGTAATTACTGGGCGCGGAGGAAATTCTGTAACTGTTGCGCCGCCCGCCACTTGGATAATTGTACCCCTTTTTGTATAGTCCAACATGTCGTCGTAGAAACGGAGCCACATCCGACAGTCCCTATAAAAGTCAACAAGCGTCTTGATGTCATCGGGAGGTTCCGTATCTAGTATATCCTGGTGACCAAATGACGTAAGTCCCGGAATAGCACACATTGGCATAAATTCTGCTCCACTCTTTATAATTCGGCAGTAAGCATAGCGACCGTTGGGAGTAATATTTTTCATATAGTCATCGCGGCTAAGCATGAACCCGTTTTTTACCGCCTTTGTTCTGTAGTCAACTGTGGACAACCCGTCCGTTCCTGCAAGAGCGCAGGCAAAAAATGACTCCTCTTCTTTTGCGCCCGAGGGAAAGACCATGCGACAATAATCATTTTGGACGCCGATTCCTTGTACATCTGTGTAACCTGCAAAATATCGTTTATCCGCCGTATACTGAGAGGCTGAACCCTGTTGCGTTTCACTCATCGGTCCTACATCACTGCGTCGTTTGAATGCCTGAGCGAAAATACTATTACTTGGTACAATACTTGTTACCTCTGCAGGTTTCACGCCTTGTTCTATAAAACTCACCCATTGAAATCCTTCCTTAACTCTCTCCGGAGCGACCATTTCCATTAAGAGTAAAAATACTAAAGCTATAAAGACTATCCATAAGGGTCCATGAATAGTTCTGGACATTCTCCCTATGTTTTCTTGTCTTTTTTAAAAAAGAAAAAACAACCTGCGGAACAGAAGGAATGGATGGAGGCGCTTTATTGGGGTTTGGAACGTATGGGTGTGTGTTTGATAGACCACTTCGGGTTCGTTCAACATCGGATGGAAAATGCAAATCACTAGATACGACAAAAAAGACAGTTGGTAAAATCAGCGAAGCCAGCGATGTAGCAAATGAAGTAGAAGCCGCGAAAATAATTTCGCGAATACCCAAGCATGAACTCTATTTTTCTGTGCTTGATTTGAAAAATGTGAATCAACCGTGTGATAAAAATAAACAAGTAGATAAACCTGGTATAGAAGAGTGTCCAATTGTCAAACGAGTTCCTATGGCACGGATGCTGCACTTTATAATGCCCTATTCCGGTGTTGGACTCAGTAAATTTTTGAACATTCATATACAAAATAAAAGGCAAATACCCTTTGAAAAGACAATTACACACCTTCTGGAAGCGGCGGCACTTCTTGTATTGAACAGCTTTGTACACTTTGATATTCATTCTGAAAACGTACTTTTTGATGACAAAACAAGTATGCCGCGAATCATAGATTTTGGTTTCGGCCTTTCAGTGAAAGATATTCGTACTGAAACTCTTGATACACGCTGGAAAGTTTATACACCTGATTATCCAACAGAAGCTCCAGAAATAACTGCAATACATGGATTACGCCATAAAACACCGTTAAATACAGCCATTCATGACATAATACACGGTAAACACCCTATAAAAATGTCTCAATTTATTCTCGGAATAAAAATGGACCAACAGTATACATCTTTACGTAACTTTATGAACAACTCAAAAAGTATTATGGAATCGGATTGGGTCAGTTTTTTCAAATATTATTGGCCCGGCTTTGATGCTTGGGGTATCGGCACAGTGATATTGAAATTCTATTCGTTTGTTTCTCAGATTCCAACATATACGAAAGAAGAGTCCTGGAAGGAGGTTTCCGAAAAGACAAAATATATTTTACGGGGACTACTGCGAGCCAGTCCGCTAGAGCGCATTGATTGCGTAGAGGCTCTTTACATATTTCAACCTGAAAGTGATATTTTTAAGTCCGAAAGGGCGCTCACATGGATACAGGAAAAGGGTGCTCTTAGAAAACCACTTTCTACGTAACGTCGAGTACAGGTATGTGCCAAAGTTAGGTACCGTGATGTAGGCTTAGACCGCTGAACATTTCAAACCGGCACTTACGACCAATCAATAAGTATATATGTTTTTAAAGGGTCTATTTCAAATGTCACTCCTGGAAAGAGTTCCGTAAGTTTTTCTTTGATTAATTCAAAGTGGGTTTTCCACGGATTGATTGATGCCAAAGGATCTGCCGATGAATGAATCGTTATATACCAATTATTTGGAATAATAATTTGAAAATTTTTAGGGATATCAATCTTCAGTTTCGTGTTTGATAATCCTCCTAAAAGAGTACCTTGATAAGCGTATGATATGATACGCCCTTTTATGAAATCTATTGCTTTCTCAATATTGTGTTGTAAAATCTCATCTTCCACATCTGTTTTAATATTACGTAGTTGCTCACGAGATACTGGAAACTTCATTATGTATATACTAATTAAATTAAGCTTTATATTGTTAGCGCCGGTTTGAAATGTTCATTGGTCTAAAATAAGTACCCCCTAAAGGTGATACTTATTTTAAGCCTACATCACGGTAACTTTGGGACATACCGGTAAGACAAGCCAAAGACGAGCGGTTGTTCAGCCCTACGTATATCAATATAATAGCCTATTTTTTGTGATAGGTTTGGAGGAATTTCACATAACAACCATTTTAGAATTTTTTGCCGCATATGAATACCCTCATAGATATCTGTAAGTTTCAGAAATTCGCTGTGACACTGGTTAAGTTCATTTTGCCTATCCTTTAACAACGATTCTATCCTATTCGAAAGATAGTCCGAATATGCTTGTAAATGGGGAGCAACGGCGCTACAAATATCCTCCATCGATACTTGAAAGTCATAAAAAGGGGTATCATAAGGCTTGATAAACTCGCATGTAATGACTTCATCATCTAAAGATTCCCATTGCTTTTCTAAAGAATTAGCGTAAGAAGGCCACGCCTTATTGCGCTTTTTCTGCCACTTTACAAAACTTTCATGAAGTTCTAATGTTTTGCTATAGTAATTATGCTTCAAGTCGGGAGAGGCCCATGCCTCTTCGGGAGTCATCATATTAAACTTGGCGACTTTAATAATCTCGCAGGACCAACGTCGTCGTCGGTGCAACTCGGCTGGAAGTATAGGTGCAAATATCTCGAGAATATTCAACATATTTTCCTCAGGCATTCGGAGTCCATTTAGTCCTTCAGTGTGGTAGGCCTGACCCTCAGGCGCAAGAAGAGTTGCGTAGGAGGATAGGGTGAGCGTAGGAGTGTTCCCATAATAATCGGCGTCAATGAGTTCAAAGGAACCCTTGAATAGCTCATAAAATTTGGACATTTGCTTCATGTCAAACACATCAATAATGCAGATAGTCTGTGATTCCGAAAGGTCCATCATATTTTTATGAAGATGTGAGCCGGAGAACGCTGAGCATAAGTACATGTCATAGTGTGGAAGCCGTTTGACGTCACTTATTCCATTATGTTCGCCATCTCCTGCCCATAGGATAAGCCGTAGGTTTCTGCGCGTATTTTTTATTTCTGGAAGGGCTTGTGTAAAGTTTAGAATGAATGGCATCAATGTTTATCTGATTAAGTTCTAATCTATTCTTCAAATTTATTGGGAGTAGCGGTATGGGATCTAGTGGAACGTTTCTGTATTGTCCTATAGTGAGCCAGTTTGGCATCTCTATTACTATACCCCGAAACGCCTCTTAAAGTCTGCTACAGAGGATTTTAACGTCTTTTTGTTCCACAGAATCCAGCGCGACAGTGCGCCAGGTGTATCCGGGCGACTCCAATGCTCTCCCATACCAGAGTGACGTTTGATATAGCGTTGTTTTCGTGTGGTGTTTTTGTGTTTCGTGAAATTCGACATTCCTGCTGCGCCGAAAGGTACAACTTTCTCTTTACCATTTTCTTTAATAAAAACTGCATCCCATTTTTTTTCAGGGCGATGAGAACGGCGGATTGTTTTGAGACGTAGGCGACGCACAGGCATTTTCTTATTAATTCTTAGCAATAAAAATAAGCGCGACCCTGCCGGTAATTCTGCTCACGGTGATTGCGGCTTATTTCACATTATTTTTGGTGTTCAGACGGTATTTTTGACGTCTATCAGTGTTCAACTACTGTATTAGTTTGTCCCTCCTTAAAGCTGGGGCTAAAAGTTGCATCTTTCTTATAGAGGGTTCTTGCGGCGAGAAGTTGCCACCGTGCCGATAGTTGAGGAGTAGCACATCGATTGGTTTTTCCGAATTTCTGAAATGTTTCGTTTGTATAAGTACGCAGCGTTTCTAGTGTAGGAATAATCTCACTTTCAACCCACAAAGGAAGGTCGTGTTGGTACATGGATTCCATCATTCGCATATGAACATTCCGAAGAATGTCTGCGGTAGCAGTTACGAGTGTATGGAGAATCTGTCCAATCTCCCGCCGCCGCTGAAATTTCGTGTAAGAATGTTCTAAACTCTTAACCCATTCATCTTCGTTGACGTCATTCATTAGATATCGCACATTAATTTCTTTGTTCATCAGTGCTGGAGGCTGCTGCGGATATGAAGGAAGAGTCTGTTCAATCTCTACAACGTGTCGGTGAATTTCAAACATTATGTAGCGAGTTTTGCTCGTAATAAGCGTATATTTCGAATAAAAGGGTTGCGAAAATTGCGGAAAACCCGGAATACCACCGCAGGGAATATCCGCAATTTCTCTTGCCGCTGCTCCCCCTCCAGTGCGCCGAATCCATTCGTAATAGTGTGGATTATGAACACGCCCAGTGACGATTTGGCCCGTTGTCCAACTGAACGCAGTATTACAGTCCCCATTTGTACACCACATTTGGTCACATCCATCAATCTTAAATATAGGCGCCGCGCATTTCGGACACGGCTGCGTTTCCATTTTAATGGTCTTTGTCGACTCTACAGATTCCGGTTTACATACGTGATCTGGACCATCATCTATGATGATTTCCCTACATTGTGAGCACGTTTTCTGCGAACATGTTCCGCACGTATAGGCTGTGGACAAGAATCCTCGACACTCTGTCGCAGGGCAGCGCATAATGAATTCGCGCCGCTCTTTCTTTACGTCTTCGGTGGAACCTGTGCGATATCTGTACAAATTCCGCGTATATTCACTAGATAAACGATGATATTTTAGTGCATAGGGCATGTAGACCTGTGCCCTATACATTTCAAATTCTAATGTGTATTTTTTGAAATTCTCTTCCGCCACCTCTAAACTGCTCTTTTCTTCGGTAGACAGAGCCCCCTTTTCCATTTTAACTCTGAGAGGAACAATTATCTCACGATTTATATTGCGAAGTGAATAAAGTTTATTATAGTTCCTAGAGTAAGTTGTATAGAGAGGCTGCATTTCTTCCAGAGCCCTTTTTATTTCAGATATCCGCCTCTTCATACTAACGAATACTTGGACAGAGGGTAGAATAGATTGTTCCCGCTCTTTCAGCATTTTACGACGATGAATGCGGAGGGTCTTCGTGCGAAATGTAACACCGAACGTATCATTCATAAATTCGGTATTCCATTCTCGTTTACATTCATAGCATGCAGGTTCTGCATTCAAACTTAGAATATGTGTTTGTATACACGATACACACGCCTCAGCGCTACAGTATTGACACGTAATCTTCTTACGAGTTTTCGATGTGTAGTCGGACAGACATATGGCGCATTGTTTTGCCATTTTATAAAGAGAATATATATATAAATCTACTCAATTTTTCATTAGGGAGGCCCGTATTTGATTCCCTTGGCTAAAAATGGGGAACTTGGAAAAATACTATTTGTAGGGTCTTCTGTATCATCCAATATATGGATAGGGGGTGCGGGAAATCCATTAAATTCAGAAGCTGTTGCGCGCGTGTATGCGCCCATATTTGGAAACCAAAGCCAGTCACCTAGAAATAGTTCCTCCATTGAGGCTGCCTCCGCAATTTTGTCCAGACTGTCGCAGGTTCTTCCAAAGAGTATACCAGGTGTAAAGGGACGCGGCGATTCGTCAGCCGATGCAACACGTATCCATTTTGGGGTCGCCTTGTCAAATAAAACATTTGTGAATTGACCATAGATACTTTCATCTATTGTATATTTCCAGCCGGTCTGGACACCTTCTGCAGAATACGATGGCTTTTTTCCGATGACTTGAACGTACAAATCAAAGGCATCCGCCGCAAAGAATCGCCCAGGCTCCGCATAAATTTTATACGGGATGGATTCTATTACACGGCGTATATAGTGCGTTTTTTTTTCAAAGTCGGCAAGGTCAGGGAGAAATCCACCACCAATATCCAAAATGGTCGGAACATGCCCTGCTGCCTTTAGAACAGACATAAATGCAAGAGATTCTGAAATGGCCGTGGAAAATGATGTTGCAGAGCGGGAACCGGAGCCCACGTGAAAACTGAGGCCGTGTAAGGGAAAGCGCCGTGCAGCCGCGTATTTCGCAATGTACGCAATGGCCGCTCTGGGTGCGCCGAACTTGGACGAAAACGGCATGTCACTTTGAGAGTCGTCCACCGCAATACGGAGAAGAGCACCCCCTCTGTACCCGGACAATTTATCAACCTCTTCTGCAGAATCTACAACGGTAAGTGGTGAACCTACTTGATTTGCTAAGGCAATATCTGAGGGCGACTTACATGGATTCGCATATATCATTTTAGAGACGTTTGTAATCGAGTTTACATCCTTTAATTCTCGTTTGCTGGCGCAGTCAAAAAATACGCCAGAAGAACTTAGGAGTTCTAGAAACTGTCGCTCGGGGTTACATTTTACTGCATAAAATGGGGTGACATTAGGCAAATTTCTCTTCCAAATCCGAACAGACCGCCTCAGTCTTGCGGGAATCATCGTGTACGCTGAACTACTCGTAAAACGAGGAATGATGCTTTTTAAGGATGTCAGCTCTACCGAATATATAATATTCAGAAATTTATTTTAGGTAGGCCCTCTTTTGAACGCGTGCGACGTTTCCACGAAATATGACGAGCCGAGTAGTTCAAATGCGAGTTCGTGAAGTTGATGCTCCTTTTCTGTGAGGGTCTCTAAGAACTTCTTGGCCTCTTCCGGGATTCTGTGGGGCGGGGGCGGGATATACTTTTCGGGCATTCTATATGGATACCCGCAGAAAATTGCATCAATTTTTCTCTAGTCTTCCCGTAGGAATGGCTAAGTTTGTCGCATTTGATTTAGATGCAACAATTGGTTCATTTGAACTTATAGGTCCATGGTCCAGTATTTTCAACGTAGAAACTGTTGAGAACTCTGTTGTTTTGTCTGCGGGTCTCAAACGGCGTATGCGGATTGCAGAAGATATGTTCATAGAAAAAATTAAGGCAAATAAAAAAATAATGGAACACATTTTTCGCCCGAATTTAGACGAACTCATTATTCCGCTTATAAAAGCCAAACGCGCCGGAAAAGTTCGCGCGGTTTGTATATATTCTAATACATCGGAAACATTTACGATGTATTTTGCTAAGAAAATCATAGAAGAAAGATACTCTTGTGCGAAATTTTTTGATTGTCTGGTGGACGCCACACATCCAATCAGAAAATACGACTGGGATAAAAATACAGAGGACGCTCTACAGCCTTTGAAAACATTTCACGGCTTGAAAAAAATATTTAGGACGCTCTGTAATGTAAAGAACACTATTCGTCCGGAAAATGTTCTTTTCGTGGATGACCGTAGTGAAAAGCATCATTTGGAGGCCGAAGAAAAAAATGGGCTGACTTATTTACATGTGGAGTCCTATGTTCCAGAGTTTAGCGAGGATGTTCGCAAAGAGGCCTACATGGTGGGATTACAGGTACTCTTGGAAACGAATCTAGTAGATTATCCTCCTTTTTTGTCTTCTGAAATCTTCTATAGGAGTCAAAAAGTATTTGACGCACAGACTCTAAAAACCATATCAGTCAATGGATTTTTCTCTCTCTTAAAATTTGTGGAGGCGGAATTAATAAATCCCCTTCAACCATCAGCACCATTTAAAGGTGATGATACTCTTATTCGCAAAACTGTTGCAGAATTTTTATCGGATTCTACAAATTTTCAAAAAAAGAAATGACCGTCTTAAATGAGTCGGACGCATAGATGCTCTCGTGAAGAGTGTGCCACAGGTAGGTTTCTGAGAGCGCATCGCGTGTTTTTAAGAGTGAAATTGCCATAAACCAGTCAAGTGTCTTACTGTTGCCCCTAGATATTGGCAGTTGTAGCCACTCAATACAGCGTTGCATAATGACATCACGCGATTGTCTATCGCGTGCAATCAACATTTCCTTAAAGCGTATGGCCTTAATAGAATCACGTATCTTTTGTTCCGCTTCGTATACAACAGCCGTAGGTGTATCAGAGCTTATCTGGGACTCGTCATCTACAGACTCTTCTGGCTTCATGAAAAACGTTGTATTCAGTGGCCTTAGACGGGAGATGAGTGGTGAATTCATATATTCTGGGGACCACTCGGAAATAACATTTTTGGGAGAGTCTATGGAAGGCACTTCCTCTGCACCGCCTACGGAAGGCATGGTCGTCGCGCCACCTACGGAAGGGATGCTTACATCCGAACTGAACACGCCTTTTACGTCAGAAGAAAGATTTACTTCCAAGTCGCTCATCATACTTTTTGAGAATAGTGCAAAATGTTTAAACCGCTTGACATTTCTAAACAAGTTTCAAGCCCATTTTACCGAAGGTATAGGAATATGCCTAAATAAAATTGAACCCTATTATTCCGTAATGATGTCTAAGAGATTCGAATGCCTTACGATAATTATTCGCCTGAAACGGAAGTACATTACACAAAGCTAGAGGTCGGTAAAGAGTATATTACAACGGCAACACGTGATTTCAATGGACACTTTACCAGATTTCTGTTCAAGGAAATTGAAGACCATAATGGAATTACAACATTTGTTCGGGGAGAATATACTGGGCATGCGTTTGCTGTGGGTAAATGGATAGAAGTCCCTCTTGGTCCTTACAATAAGTTCTGGACGGGTGAAACACCGGTTCCAGAGCCTCTCAGTGATACATTAGAGCCTGTGAAGCCTCTCAGTGATACATTAGAGCCTGTGAAGCCTCTCAGCGATACATTAGAGCCTGTCAAGCCTCTCAGCGATACATCTTCAGGTATCGATTACGAATCCACCAAGCCATGCTCATAAGTATCCCGCCCCACAGCGTGTCTGCGACGGCAAATATTGGGCTGTAATTTTTCAATGTCGCATAGTTTGTAGCATCATACACGCCATACGTGGCTACACCAAGCAGAAACGCTTCAACAATATTTTTTGGAATATGCAGAAGATATGCGAGTAAAATATATGTAATCAAGGCGGGAATAAGGCGGACTTTCATGGGTGATCCTTGTATTGAGAGTATCATTGGTCCAGCCCAATCTTGATTTATATAGAGCCAGGGTAAATCCAGAAGAAATACAAGCACTGCAGACACAAATATTGAAACTGGAGTAATATGCTTCATCTTCTATTATTAAATATTTAAACTAACAATATTCATTCTACCGTGATGTGCTTAACTTAAGTACTCGACGTTAGCGGAATGTGCCCATATCCCGGTAAAATATAGTAAGATAGTAGATACTATGGAAGAGAATGTGAGAAGTAATTATCTTAAAGACTTAAGTTTAGATTGCTTATTACTTAATTTACATGGAGTATATTCTAAGACATCAATTACACATGTAACAACAATACCAACCAATATGATGTTTATTATGACATCTCTTCCGACACAAGATACATATAGTACTATATATTCATTTTTATATTCTCTTTTTATTAACTCAAACGCACTTGCGGACTTATTTGATTTTTCTAAGCCAAATAAGGCGACACGTACACTTAATCGTTTAGTTGAAAAACTGAAAAAAGAAAAAACACAGTGGCCTCTTGTTCTACCAAATCATTTAGAGGAAATACACAATTTTATTATACAGGGTAACTATGAAATGGTGATTGAAACACTACAAAAAAAGATGATGCCCCTTGAGAAACCCAATATCAGTGAAGAAAGTGATGCATATAAATCATTATTATTAAAACTTGAAAAATTGGAATCTACTTTACGAAATATAACAATTTTTATGCCTGGTGAAACGGTTGTTTCAAGAGAATTAAATACAGTACAATTAAATAATGAAGGACAGGACGCATCATGTTCAATAGAAATGTACAATGGTACTCCAGAAAATATAGTTGAGTTCAAACAAAAGCTAAAGTATGACGATAATTTTATTGAAAAGTTCCGTCAAGAAATTCCAGAGGATGGAATACACTCTCAGAAAGGGATTTTCACAAGTGATATTATAAAGGCGGCTGACGAATCGTTTAAATTAAGAACAAAAATGATGAAAGTAATTTTACTATCGTGCGGAGGTGTTATAGATGGTTTAGATGGCTATGAACTTGCCAACCAGCTTATGCCATTTCGACTACAATTTTGGGGAGAACGTATGATGGCCGGTCCACCAAGTAATGTAAAACTAACGGAAAAATATCCGTATAAAGGAAATGAAATGTGGGTGGATGATGGTGGATATTTAATATTAAATGAAGCAATATTTGCCACGCCAGAAGATAATGCTAACTATGCTAGTTCGATAAAAATGAAGGTTAATAGTACACAAGAACAATTCAAACATAATTCACAGGATTCAGACAACAATACAACATACATTCTTTCTAAAGAAAATTGGTATATGCCAAAAGGAAAGTTTTTATTTTTACACGCAACACTTCATAATGTAGAAACAAATGAAAAAGAAGAAACAGAAATTAATCTTGAAAAAACAATTATACAAGCATCTGAAAAATATATATTTTTTGCTGAATATTTTGTGAATGCTGTATTAACAGATCCCGAAAAAATAGATGAATTATGGATGATTAATAAAAACAATATGAATTTAATAATAAATGTATCTCATTTACTTAGTAAGTATGGACAGGACTTTAAAGACAAGATAAAAGAAGGGGATAGATCAAAACTGAACGAAGAATGGGAGTCTAAGGTCGTATACCTTTACGAATTTGCAGAATATAGAAGCATTGATCCCTCTCGCCCTCGCTCTCGCTCTCGCTCTCGCTCTCGCTCTCGCAATCGCAATCGCAATCGCAATCCCTCTCGCCCTCGCCCTCGCTCTCGCTCTCGCTCTCGCAATCGCTCTCGCAATCCCTCTCACGGTAAACGAAAATTTGGTGGTGGCTATCAAACAAAACGAAAAGCGCGGTTGTAATGATATAAGCAAATGTATCTGTATAAGAGGAATGTCAACAGATGATATACGTCTGGAGGGATTTGCCGAGCATATTAAAGGGAAAAAAATCTATTGTATTGGCTCGTCCGATACTGCTCTTTCTTTGATGGTACGTTCTTATATGGCTAGTCTTGATAACGAGGTTGCACATCGCGGCCGCAAAGTTCTTTTTATTCAAGATGGCTGTACGGCAACTTCCTGGCTCTTTCGTATGAAGTGGGATGCTATATTTCATCTTCGAGAGAGCCAGGATTTACGACTTGCGCTTACTTACGCCCTGAACGCAATAAAACCTGTGCGCATTGTCTGGGCCGGTGGCGAGCCATCTGTTGCTATATTTCAACAACTCTCGAAAGTGGATGGACTATCGCTATTTGGCTTTGGTGGAACGCCGCAGAGTACAGAATGGGATGCCATTTTTTGGAAGGGTGTGGAAGCCGAGCAGATTGAACCGGCGCTCCATAAACGTCTTGGAATACAGAACACCGATCGATATCATTTGAAGACTGTATTGAAAGAATTGAAATCATCAGATTTGGCTCTTGTCTGGTCATCCATCGGAGAATCAGATAAGAGGGGTTCCCTTTATTGGTTTGACCCCGCAGAGTCTAATCAGGGGCCAGTATATTCACGCGAGGAGGCTGCGGAAATTCTGAAGATGATTGCTGATTCCCTGCAGTTTTAAACACGAATATTGCAGGTAATTACTTACGGAAGAGTTTGAACGTCCCCTTCTTCGCCTTGTAGCCAGCCTTCACCAGATTCTTCAGTGCTTTCTTGCCTAGCGTGTGTTTCCGTCTAGAAATAATACGCCCCTTGTGCTTCATGAGGTCCTTCTTCGTGAGTCCGCCGGACGTGTGGCGCGCCGTGCCGTGCCACACCTGAGCCTTGGATCCAACCGCAAGATGTGTACCCCCCATCATTTTTGGCATGGTAGACGTCTGCCCCCCCATCATTTTTGGCATGGTAGACGTCTGCCCCCCTCTCATCATGGGCACAGACTGTGTGGACATGGACATCTGACCCCCACTCTGACGGCGCCGCTTAGTACGATTTCTCTTTTTACGACGGCCACCAGACATAGTAGAAGTAGTACTCGTTCTATTATTCATCGGACCCATTCCAGGTAACGGACCCATTCCAGGCAACGAGGGGAGGGTAGAACTAGAGTTCATTTATACTTATATATGAGATTTTTCGCGTGTCTTTGAGAGAGAGTCTCGGAATTTTTCCGAGCCGAATTACCCCCACGAGAGTCTGAATTCTTTCCAGGTCATACACGCCTGCAAAATGTACGAGAAAATCACTCGGACACCACAATTTTTTACCAGGAAGACCCTGTAAATAGGAATTGAACCGTGTGTGGTCAGAGGTTATTTCCACATGTTTTAGGTCCATTGGATTCTGTTCCAGCAATTTAATAATGGCTGCGTTTTCCCACCATATATGATACAAGAGGTCTGTCTGCTCTCCCACACGCCTCCAAAAGTCCCGGAGCCAGAGGGAATTACGCATAAACATATTTCCAGAATTCAAATGGCCACAAGAATCCACCGTCATCAGCATATCCTTCGTTGCGGGAAAGTAAGGAAGAATATGTTCTTCTATCGAGAGAGCCGGGTTCGTTATGAGAACGTCAGCATCGGAAAGCCAGAGTAGCGCTCCATCCGGAAGTTTAGATAATTCAGAAAGGACAAAGGGTACCTTGGACCATGGAATCGGGCGATTCCTATCCCAATAGGTTTCACCACCCTCTGTATACGTGTATCCATGTCTTCCTGCGTAGAGCCTCTTAGACTGCAAACAATCCTGTAGGGCCTTACAGAAGTCATGGCCAATTGATAGTGTAAGTATAGTCACCATACTAATCGGCCATATACATTTAAGTTTAAACCGCTCGCAACAAAATTTGAAGCCTAGAGTGGTCTGTAGCCAATATGAACGATGACATTTTCCTATAGGAAAAATACGGCCGGCCTCTACGTTTGCCCCCATTGTAATGTTACGAAGAAAAACCAGAACACCATGCACTATCATTTGAAGAAGCACGAAAGTCGTTTGCCATATGAATGTCCCTTTTGTAAGAGGGAGTTTCTTCACGCATCCACATTGGAATTACACCGTCGCGCTCAACATAGCAAGGAGGATGAAAAACTAATGAAGTGTAATATGCCTGGATGTGAATTCAAGGGCACATTAACAAAGGCAAATCTGCTCATACATTTTATCCGAAAACACTGCGCAAAAGATGCACATGCGCTCTTAAATGCCGGTGAGTCCGGAAATACATGTAGGGTTTGTGGAAAGAACACGAAGTCCACGACAGCATTTTATTATCATGCGTTGTCGTGTATTGATATAAAGGATCTAGATACTGCGCGACGTTTGAAGGACTTGCAGGCGCTTTAGAAATCTCTCGGAAATTCCTTGTCCTCTCCGTCATGCCAATTTGTGCTTTCTGTACGCCCAATCATTCGGTAGTAAGGATTAAAGTCCTTCGCAGAATCGGAATCGTGAAAATGTTTCGTCATCAGAGAATACTCCTTTTCGTACTCTAGCGGAACAACATCTAAAAATGCATGATTCGTGTTTCCCCAACTTTTTCCGTCATATAATCCATATAATTTGTCATAGTATTTTTTAGGGAAATGGAAAATTGTATCAGTAACCATTGGATTTCCATCTGGTGTTCGTATATTTAAGGTCCACATGATGAACGGGAATTGGACGGTCGGTGTGCTAGGATTATATTCGTTGATGAAACGCTCCTTTAGAAATAAATCCGTCCGTAAAATCATTAGCGCATCATACATATCGAGGTTATCTTTCAACATGTCTAGCGAATCTTTTATCAGCATTCGTTGAGAGGCGAATTTTGTTGTGTGAAATCGCGAATCTTTCACATGGTTTCCGTACCATTCTAGAAGGTCTTTATCAAACTGTGTATGGTAACTGTCTATGTATATGTCCACCTTGTAGGCGAGCGATTCTATGCGCCGTACCAATGCCATATGTGTAACACAGGCCTCTTTTTGCTCGTTATAGGATTCAGACTTACCGTCATCCCGATTATTTTGATTCCCCTTTCGGAATGCCTCTCCGCGTATGATAAGAGCGAAACGTTTTAGAGGAGGAGTCGGCTCTTCGTTCTGGAATCCTTCACAGGAACGAATGTAGTACATAAGTAATAGACATGCGATAATAAGTATTATATAATACGAAGAATGAATCTTCTTCATATTATATATTGTGAAAATGTCGCAGCAACCTCAATCATCCTTTATAAATGTTTGTGTGATTGTGAGCAGATTTTTCAGATGATAGCCGAGAGCACCGAATCCCGCAATAAGAAGCAACTCATACGCCGGACGTTCCGTTTTCTTTCCCAGATATCCAATATATATCAATAGGGGTGCGATAAGACCCGCATGGAACACGTTTATCCAGGCAGAGGCCGACCTCGCCATAATCCGTATGGCGGCCTTGGCCCCATGATACACGAGAAGCACAATACCAAGGCCAAACAGCACATGGTATACCCATTCTGGAGTCGCTGCGCGCTGGAATCCTACAAATAGGAAGAGGGGAACCACGAGTGCTATATGAAATACGGCGAGAAGTAGATGAATGTCCATATCTGCTAATGCTTTCGTAAAATATGATACAAGGTGGACGCCGCATGCTCTAAGGCCCCCTCAATCCAACACTGATGAACACTGAACGATTCGCCGCAGACGAACCACCCTGGCCGTTCTTTCGGAAAGGGGTGACTAGCCCGACGACTTTCCGCATACGGGTCATATGCACCGGGTCGCCAATAGGTTACGCCGTGAGGCCAAGGATAGGCCTTTACAAACAGAGGGTCAGGAATGTTCCGGTCACCAAACAGCACTCGAAGATCCTCCACGAGTTTTTTACCGAGTTTCCTTTCACCGTCCTGTTCGTCTAAAATGCGCATAAGAGGTTCAGCATCTTCCGAATCTGTGTAAGAAATCTGTATGGAGCCGTTTTCTATACTCTGTGGTATGATGAATCGGGGTGTCTGGGCCGTGACAATTTTCGGTAAATCATGAAACCACAGTTTCTTGTTTGGACTCGGTGGAAAGACCGCAAAGACACGTAGAAGCGGCCTCATGACGAGATGGTTGAGTGTCGCCCAGTCCTTGAATACAGTGAGCCGTTTTATGGCCTCTAGCGGAAGCGCGAATACGAATTTCGGGGAGTCCAGAACTACGTCAGGGCGACTCTCCCCCTCGGACGGAGGACCTTTCTTGAAAACGGCATGGGTTGTGTCCTGCATTTCAAGGAGTTCGTGTTGTGTGAGTAGAGTCCCACCCCGTTTCAAAAAATCGGTTTGCATTCTTGCAACGAGTTCCGAGAGACCTTCCTTGCACACCACATACTTTTCGTTCGGTCCAAACTCCTCTCGGAATACTTGGAGTGCTAAGTCCGCACGCAAAGTGGAGAACTCTGCGCGATAAGGGTAGCGATTCAAAAAGGTCTCTAGGGTCGCCGGTTTCACAAACCGCCTCAAAAGAGCCTGAATTGTCGTTTGGCCCAGAGTAGGCTCGGGAAGATGCTCAAGAGGCTCCAAGAATATCGCGCGGCATTCGTCAAATAGGGGGGGCTCTATGGGATATGCACCGGACTCTTTGTACTGACTGAAGCCCTCTATAGGCACCGTCGTCAGCCCGTATTTTTTAAAGAGTCCCATGAGAAGTTTATGCTTCATAGAAATCCTTGCACCCCCCTCTTCCCACTGATATTGGACACCGTTCACCGTTCCCTTATACGTAAAGGCGCGTCCCCCAATGAATTTATACTTATCCACAAGACAAATACGCCTCTTCGGTTGCCGTTTCGCCAATTCCACGGCCGCATAGAGACCCGCCATTCCAGCACCTATGATTACAATATCGTAGGTGTTGGAACTCATCCCTATTCTTTGGGAGAAAATCACGCAAGTTCCTCGCCATTCAGAAGTCTCGCAACATTCGCAAGAATGGTCTCCGTGCTCGTAGAGGAAAACTTCCCCATAACCCTCTTGTTCTTTACAACAAGAAAACTGGGAATACTGCGAATTTGACAGTACCCAGGAGTGTAGTCGTTCTGGTCCACGTCACATTTCAGCCATTGTACTCCTTTCAGACCCTCCTCCAACTCTGCCGTGCGCACGGAGCGACAAGGACCACACCATGTCGCTGTGAAATAGACGACGGTGGCTTCGGGAGGCTCAGGGATTTCGTCCGTAGGGTCTGCGCGACCAATAAGCACTTCAAACTCTTCTTGAGTCATTAGATACTTCATTCTATTTTAGAATAGTCCCTATTGTTTAGACCTTATTAGGCCAAGAGTGATTCCTGTGAGGGCAATGAAGCCAAGTCCTTGTAAAAATAGGGGGGACATGTCTCCTCCGCCATTCTGTGCAGGGAGTCCGTCGAGAATTGTGGATAGGGAGGGGAGTTGTCCTTGGGATCCGCCGGACAACAGCCCATAGCCGGCCGGCGCAACATCTTTCCTTGCAAATAACGTGGCAGCCAATGATACAGTCAAAAGACCTGCACCCAGGTAGGAAATATAATTCCCGATATCGGGGTTCGAATCAGGTAGTATATATTTCAGCATCTGCCCCGACCCGGCGAATGCCGTAAATAGGATGTTCAGTTTCGTTAATGTTAATGTCCATTCTCCAGCCATTCCACCAGCACGACCTTCAGCCCCACCGAGTGGTATGAACTCATAGTCCAGCATGGAATAATATCCAATTTCGTATCCTGTGGCCGCCTGTATTATATCAAAAATATACCACGGACCCAATCCTGCTACCCAAAATAGCCAATTTCCTTGTATGGCAAGAGGCAAATACGGGAGTAGAACAATCATGAGTAAATAGGAAAGAGGCAGAGAGATCGCTTTCGCCGCCGCAACTGCGGGCTGGTCAACCATATAGTGATTGAGCCCAAGTTGCCCAATTCCTGGACAAGCGGCCAGAAAGGCAAGAAGATACCAGCCGGTCGATGACCCTGAATCAAACTTGACACCTTGAGAAATTAGTTTATCAAAAAAATTAGAACCTATCTTTGGGTCACTATTTCCGTTCATCCTCCTATAACGCCCAACGAATATTTAGATCTTGAAAAGAAGCCCACCGAACCCATTAACAATTCGTAAAATGTTGTGGTTCGTTGTATAAATCCGAATATGTGCATTACCACGTATAGGAACATATCTCGGATCTGACTGGTCAGTTAGCGTGGAGGGCGGATCTGGCCTCAAAGCAATCTGTAGATTCATCGAATCAATGCGACTAGCGTTCAATGAACCCGACGGCTGAAGTTCCTCGGGACGAATTGCGAACGAATAGCAATAAATAAATGTGTCTGTCGGAACGTTCGTATGGTATTGATACGGCTGCACAAGTCGGAAATATCCTGCGTCGCGAACCTCAAACCGGTCGTAGCCGTCTAATTGTAAGAGAGCCTGTTGGAGCATATTTATTGAATTGTTACCGGACTCTCCCAGAAATGTAGATAGGGGTGAATAGTTGAACCAGTCATTCACTGTAGTCATACAGTCCCGCTGAATAATCCAGATGATTTCTCGTAAAGGGTGATTGAAATCGAGGGACACCATTGCCGTAGTTGTCTTGTCAGGAATGCTTATATTTGGTGTATATTGAATCTGTTCTATAAGATATTCATGCGAATTGGAAACAAATCTGCGACGTTCCTCTGTGTCCAAATTTACAAAGTCTCCATACAAACGGAGGTCTATAATTTTGGCTGGCTCGAGTTCTGGGGGATTTGCACAGGCTGCATTATTAGAGCAATTCGTGTCGTAGAATTGTATGAGTTGTGATAGTGGCCTGAGTTTCAAATTGAGTCGTATGGGGTGATATTGTAGAGCCAAGAGGGGAAGATATAGACCCGGATTTTTATTGAACCAGAACTGAAGAGGAACATAGAGTTTTACAGCTCCATATTGATATGTTGAGCCACCAATAGAAACAGAATTGTCGAGTACAGGTTGTGTAGATGGTGGCGCAACTCCGTCAGCATAGTTGTATACCATATCATTAAATCCTGCTTGAACGCCCGGCTGCGTAGAGAGTTTAGACCATATGTGCATCCATTCCCCGGTTTGTTTGTCTATTTCCTGCTCTCCGATTTCCACCGAAACCTCTTCAATCATAGCATGACCGAGATTGGTGATATATGAGGCTTTGTCATTTTGGTCTTGGACAATAAATGTTTTTGTTGTTGCTTCATTTACTGAAACTGTTCCCATATATGATACGCTCACTGTATATGTTCCTACTCCACCAGTTCCAGTACCACTGCTAATTATTTGAGTTCCTGGTGTAATTCCAGAGCCTATTAAGTACATACCCTCTTCTATTGGGGGTGATGCCGGCGGACCTGTGCTCATAGCCGTTACAGTGAGTATTGTAGCACTAACAGAGCCAGTAAATGTGGCCGTAGTTGCATTGCCGTCAGTATTTATATATGTGCCTGCTTTGTATTTTATTTGTGGGAGTGTAATTTCTAAAAGGAGAGGTCCAAGCAAATCACCACGTCTCGGAACTACACATGTAAGCCGTTTTCCGAAATCAGGTGTACCATCAAAATAAATGGCCTGTGATTCAACCGAGAAATTCGTATAGCGCCGGTAAACCATTTTGAACCAAGTAATTTGGGGATTCCCTGTGAGGAATACATCCTGTTTTCCCTGTGCTACTAACTGTAATAGTCCGCCTCCAAGCGTCATTCTATACTTGCGCAGTATTTCTTTTGATAGCGTGAGCGCATTGCTAAGTTTGGCAGATACCGGCAGGCATGTAGGCATAAAATAAGTACCCCTTAAAGGGGTACTTAACTTAAGCACATAACGGTAACTTTGGCACATGCCGGTACTTAACTTCAGCATATCGCGGTACAAGAGTTCCACTAATAAAAAGACAAATAATAGAAGATATGACGACACCAAATCAAACAGTAGATATATTTTCTCAACTTGTCTATACGATTGATTCCAATACACAACTTCCGATTTCAACAGGACTTATTCAGGCCGCCGATGGAAATGGTTTGCGTATTTGGGAGTCCATATTTCAAGTGATTAGCACACAAGGCGCTAAAGAGAATTTCCCCCTACCGTATCTGCCATCTACTATACAGGAACTCTCCAATTCCTCTGGCACGGGTCCTACTGGCGCATATGGTGGACTTTTTACATGGAAGACAAACGGCCTTGTTGTAAATAATGGGTCTACGGTTTCCAAGCCCAGCACGGCTATACAGGCCTGGGATGCAAATGCATATTCTGTGGAAGGTTATCGGCAGGGAGCTTTCATAACATTCCAGACTCTTCAGACTAGCGCATCCTGCTCTGCGGGCTTTAGTGAAAATCCGACCGCTGCAACCTCATTTTCCAACATCCAATATGGCTACTTATGCGGCTCTGCAAGTGACCTATACGTGGTAGAGAGCGGCGTCAATCAGAGTAGCATTGGCTCCTACACGTCCACAACGCAACTGGGGATATACTATGACGGATACACTGTTATATATTATAAAGACACCACACCAGTCTACAGTACACTGCGTTCCTATGGCTCTGCCGCCCTGTATTTAGACGTAACGATTCGTGATCCTGGTGCAACAGTTCGAAATGTCCATTTCGCCCCTCTTGGAGGAATTGGACCTACTGGTATAGAGGGACCTACTGGCCCTACAGGCTGGACTGGTGGAACGGGTCCAACGGGGCAAACTGGTGCATCTGGGGTCACAGGGCCTACGGGCCGTACTGGCTGGACAGGGCGGACAGGAGCCACAGGCCCAACTGGCCTCATGGGAGAAACTGGACCTAGTGGCTATACTGGGTCGACGGGACCAACGGGTGCTACTGGCCCCTCCATAAATACATCCACCTATATTCTGGGAAATACTACAAACACGAATCCGACGTCTGGGAAGTTTTCGGTAGATAATGCGGATTTGTCTAACACGACTGTAATCAAACTGAACTCTATTGATTCTACAGGTGTTATTAAAAGTGGATTTTATTCTCGAATAGGTGCGGGCAGTATCATACATCTTGTGAATATTGTTACACTCGTGGAGGAAATCTATTCTGTAGATTCTATAGGGAATTTTTTTACCTATTGGACCTTTGGTGTAACCTATTTATCAGGAAATGTATCAACACCACTCATTAATTCCGTATTTAATGTATCTTTTGATACAATTGGAGCGAAGGGTGATACGGGTTCAACGGGGCCAACGGGATCTACGGGAGCAACGGGGCCAACCGGCCTTCAAGGACTCGCGGTAAATACGGGCGCGACTGGACCGACTGGTTGGACGGGTTGGACGGGTCCATCAGGTGTTACGGGTCCAACGGGTATTACAGGCTACACCGGCAATACAGGAGTATCGGGGCCAACAGGAAAAACTGGACCTACAGGTCCAACAGGACAAACAGGACCAACAGGCGCAGCGGGCGTAAGTGGGTCAACAGGGCCAACAGGCCCCATGTATTTCGGAAATACACTCCCAACAGCAGCCTATTACTTGTCCGCAAATCAGAGCATTCTTTCGGGTGCAGAGGATGTAATTGTGTTTGATACGTATAATAGTTCATTATCAGTTGGGTCTATTGCGTCCACCTATAATACTGGCTCAGGAACACTAACAAATGGTACAATAACTACTTTAACCTACTTGATAAGCGGTATTCTGTATTCGAGCTCTGCAGGCGCACACTCCGTAGAGATACGACGCAACGGCACAAGTACCTTGCATCGTTTCCTGTTTTCAACTACAGCAGTGGATAATGTATATGCATGTGAATTCAACTGCGTAGTTGTGTCTTCTGCGAGTAATGTAGTCACCCTTGTTTTTGTAAACGATGTTGGTGGAGATACCTCTGTATCCGGTGGAGTGACGTTTACACAACTAGACTATGTTCTTGGTCCTACGGGCTGGACAGGACCAACGGGTTGGACAGGCGTCACAGGCTGCACGGGTTGGACAGGTTCGACTGGCTGGACAGGTCAAACAGGCCCAACGGGTGTCACAGGTTGGACTGGGCCAGCAGGACAGGCTATAAATACAGGTGCAACAGGACCTACGGGTGTGACCGGAACTACAGGATACACTGGTTGGACGGGCTGGACAGGACCAACAGGACCGACTGGACAAACAGGGTCTACAGGTGCGTCCGGTGAGGCTACAAACACGGGTGCAACGGGACCTACAGGTATGACAGGACCAACGGGGCAGACGGGACCTACTGGGCGAGATGGGGCTGCAACATCCACGGGAGCAACCGGATTTACAGGTCCAACAGGTGTAACCGGTCCAACAGGGATTACGGGACCAAAAGGAATACCTGGCGACGCAACATATACGGGGGCGACGGGATGGACGGGCTCGACGGGGCCTACAGGAATAACGGGTTCAATAGGGCCTACAGGTTGGACAGGTTGGACGGGAATAACTGGAGCCACAGGAAAAATTGGTCCACCGGGTGTTACAGGGAGTACCGGTCCAACGGGGCCGACTGGGTCAACTGGCGCTACAGGTGTCACGGGCCCATCTGGCTATACAGGTTGGACGGGATGGACAGGACCGACAGGTCCAACGGGTGTAACTGGAACAACGGGACCAACAGGCGAAACGGGATCGACAGGGTCAACAGGTCCTAGCGGCGTAACAGGGCCCATCGGACCTACCGGACCTACAGGTTGGACCGGGCCAATCGGTATACCTGGAACAGCTAGTCTGACGGGAGCAACTGGTCCTACTGGGTCCACAGGATTCACAGGCCCCATTACATATTACATATTTGACGGGGGGGTCGCAACGATGACCTATACGGATGGGCCAGCCTTTAATTGCGGTGGAGCGGGCATTACAGGAAACACGGGGCCATCTGGTGCATACAATGGTGCAAATATTATCCTACAACTTCGACATGACGTGGCGACGAGTTGGGCGATAGTGAATCCTGTACTCGCTGTGGGTGAACTTGGTTATGAAACCGACTCTGGGCAATTTAAAATTGGGCGGGGGAATACGGGATGGAATTCACTGAATTATGGAGGTCTAAATGGTCCCACAGGAAATACAGGTCCCACAGGGATGACAGGACCCGTTCCAACGAACGTGAATTCGCTCACCGTGAACGGAACACTCGCCGTCCAACAAATTCAGGAATATTCTAGCGCAATTACGGGTGCGGCCGGCGTTGTCGTACATAACTGGCTGGCGGGCGGAATTTTCTACCACACCGGAATAACGGCAAATTTCACCTGTAACATAACTAATCTCCCGATAACAGGCAATAGAAGTTACGTGGTCGTTCTGATTCTTGAGCAGGGTGCCGCACCATACTATGCGAGTGTCATACAGATTGGAGGGGTTTCCCAGACGGTAAAGTGGCCAAACGGCTTCATTCCTCCCGTAAATGCGAATAAGACTGAGGTTCAGTCGCTCACACTCTATTACACTGGGTCCGTCTGGATAGTTTTGTCGCAAATAACAAGTTTTGGTTAAATAGGAGGGATGCCGTTATATATGAGCCTTGCAGGCCAATTCGGCTACGGACGGTCCAGAGCACCCCCATTTGACTCTATAGATTTTGCGTCCTTTTCGAACTGGCATAAAACTAGTGCATATTCACTTGCAGTATCGGCATTTCCCACGTTCTATAACTATGTGTTTGACGGCTCACCCTCTACGATATACGACGGAGGTTTTAATATGTGGAATGAAGGAAATATTGTTTCTTTTGGAGCGACGACTGTACCCTATGGGACAATAGGGTCCAACTATTTTGTCAGTGAAGCGAATGTGTGGCCACAGGTTGCGCTGGGATTTACGACGGCTTCGGCTGTCGCTGAATGGAAGAACAGTGGGAATGTGGGTATGGCGGGGTCACCCTTCGGGTCCAACGCGAATTTTTCAGGGACGTACACGACTCCGAATCAAGGTAGAGGCGGATTCTATTGGGTGAATCAAAAATACGGCTTGACAAATCCGACGATTTGTTATTTGTGGTTTACGATTACACAGCCGATAATAAATACGATTACTACCAGTTCCAATGATAACAGAAGCACGTCCGACCCACCCCTGTATTCCTACACACAATCCGTTTCTGTCACAGGGTCGAAAGTAATTCTGGGACAGATGTTTCTATCTACGCGAAGCGTAACGACCTTTCCGAACGGAAATTTGATTTCGCAGGTAGCGATTGAAGGATTTCTTTCCAACTATGTTCGTAACGCAGATATTCGGTTAGTTTAGTGTGTATGGGGGCTTTTGTTCTCTTAGTATAGAGAACGCATGCCCTATGTTCAGATACAACTTAGGAGGGCTACAGCTTCAGAATGGAGCAGTACCAATCCTGTTTTAGCCGTTGGAGAAATGGGATATGAAACCAATTCGGGTCAATTCAAGATAGGTGATGGAGTTCGGGCTTGGCTAGCACTTCCTTACGGAGGATTGAATGGACCGACAGGGAACACGGGGCCGACTGGAAACACGGGTCCAACGGGGAACACGGGTCCAACAGGGAATACGGGTCCAACGGGTGTAACAGGGAATACAGGACCAACGGGTCCAATAGGACCTACAGGAAACACGGGTCCAACGGGTGTAACAGGGAATACAGGACCAACTGGTCCAACAGGCGCAACGGGACCAACGGGTCCAACGGGAAACACGGGTCCAACGGGAAACACGGGTCCAACAGGCGCAACGGGACCAACGGGACCTACCGGGAATACTGGTCCAACAGGGAAAACAGGACCTATGGGATTCAACGGTATTTCAGGTGGACTCTCACTCTTTTTAGATACGGCAGGAGGCGCTGCACCTCAAACAGGAACTTTGCCCGACCTTCCTGATACATCGGCTATAACAACAATCACATCGGGCCCTCAAGCAGCAAACAATGCATACTTGTTGGGAACATTCACAATGCCCTCGGGTATTCTCACTACACCCAGTATTATCAGTGGTCTGTGGGACGTGAATTTATATGCAAGTTCCGACGACGATCTAGACAATGTAAAATTCTATTTCAGTGTGTACTATGTTACTTCAAACGGTTTGACGGAAACACTCGTGTCCGCTGGAGATAGCACGAATGCAACGTCGGTTTACACAACCAACACGAACTATATTGATACCCTATACGTTCCCGCAATAGTTCTGCCTGATGTGAGCTATTTGATCCGAATCAAGCTGTATGCGGTCTTTATTGGCGCAGGACACTCTATTACAGCCTATTTCCGCTCGAATAAACTCTCTCATACACACACGACGATTTTATGGAATCCTGGTACGGGTCCGACTGGATGGACAGGTGTGACGGGCTTTACAGGTTGGACGGGACCAACGGGTCCAACGGGTGTAACAGGAAATACAGGACCAACGGGTCCAACGGGGAACACAGGACCAACAGGAGCAACGGGTCCAACAGGAGAAACAGGACCAACTGGTCCAACAGGGAACACGGGACCAACAGGAGCAACGGGTCCAACAGGAGAAACAGGACCAACGGGTCCAACAGGCTCAACGGGACCAACAGGTCCAACGGGGAACACGGGTTCGACTGGAAACACGGGTCCAACGGGGAACACGGGTCCAACGGGAGCAACGGGTCCAACAGGCGTCACAGGCTTCACAGGCCCAACAGGCCCAACAGGCACCACAGGCTTCACAGGCGCCACAGGAACCACAGGCACCACAGGCTTCACAGGCGCCACAGGCTCTTTGGGTCCCACTGGTTCAGGTGTACAGGTCGGAACAGTCAGTCCTTTTACACAGAACGGCGCTTTAGGGCTTCAGTATCTCAATACGTCTAATTCGTTTCTGTATACGTTCACAGTCAATGGAGGATATACTGCGTCCACATTTATTACGGGCGGATTACTGAATGGACCACGTGGCTGTATATTTAATACAGCGGGAACGAATTTCTACGTAGCTTCACAAGGGAATAATACAATTGTCAAATATATAGTTACTGCAGGAACACCTGATTCTGGAACAGTCATCGCAACGCTCTCATCATGGCCAATCACTTTTACAATAGACAATAGTGGAAATATTTATTGTATAAATTATGGAAACCCTGGTGCAGTAATTACGAAGATTGATACAGTGGGTAATATAACGACGCTCACACCGTCGTCTGGAGGCTTACAAGCTTCCGGAATTGGTATAGCACACTATGCAGGAGTTTTGTATGTTACGTATAGAGATAATACATTCATAGACGCCTACAATCTAACGACAAATGCAGTGACAACCGCGTTCATAACGGGATTTGCATTTACAGGATCTATAGCAGCTGATACTTCTGGCAATTTGTTTACAATAGATTGCAATCGAGACAGAATTGTAAAATCCGTCATTGCAACACAGACCTCCTCTGTTCTAGCAGGTGGTGGTGCAAATGGAACGACAAGTGGATACGCGGATGGCGTGGGGACAAATGCGCTGTTTAGCTTTCAGGCTGATATTCAGGGTCAAGGTATAACCTATGACGGGGCTGGTAATCTGTTTGTATCTGATTTTTCTACTGGTATGAAAATCCGTAAAGTAAATATTGAATCGCAAGTTGTTACAACGATTGCTGGAGGGGGTTCTAACGGAACGACCACAGGTAATACGAATGGCGTTGGAACAATTGCAACGTTTTCAAATACTGCAGGGCTCGTTGTCTATGGAAATAATATTTATGTAACGGACGCAGGCAATACCAATATCCGTAAGTTGACAGCGAGTTCCGGAAACGACTGGGTCTACCAAGTTATTATGGGAAATGCTACAGGTCCAACAGGTGCAACGGGTCCAACAGGGGTAACGGGTCCAACAGGAGTAACAGGTCCAACAGGAACAACAGGTCCAACAGGTGCAACAGGTCCAACAGGTGCAACAGGTCCAACAGGTGCAACAGGTCTAACAGGAACAACAGGTCCAACAGGAGCAACAGGTCCAACAGGAGCAACTGGTCCAACAGGAGCAACTGGTCCAACAGGAACAACAGGTCCAACAGGCGCAACAGGCCCCACAGGCTCGACAGGTCCTACTGGGAGAGATGGCGCAGCCATATCAACAGGCGCAACTGGTCCTACAGGTCCTTCAGGTGGTCCAACCGGGAATACGGGCGCAACAGGTCCAGCTTCAAACGCACTGACGGAGAATTTCATGGTCGCATCCGGTGGGGATATTTCCTCGAAAATAATATATTCATATGATGGACTTACATGGTTTGTATCTGCATCTACAATTTCACAGAATAACGGATTTCGAGTGACAGTTTGGAATGGATATGTATGGGTATCCGGTAAATATAGTTCTTCAAATACTATATCTTATTCATTTGATGGTATTAATTGGACTGTTGCATCTTCTGCTGTATCTCTTTTGAATACTAGATGTACTGATCTTGTATGGAATGGAAATGTATGGATTGCTGTTGGTTTAAGTACAGCAATCAGTGGAGTTAATAATGCAGCAATTATCTATTCCTATGATGGAATTAATTGGATAAATACCGACGTTACTAGAAGTGGGCTTGCTACCTTCATATATAATATAGAAGGAACCGCTGTCGGCTCCAATGGATTCATTTCTATTGCTTCATCCTATGCAGGCGGTGTTCAAAATTATCACTTATATTCGTATGACGGAATTTTATGGAATTTAAATACGAGTGCGCCGAACGCCTATATTAATAAGTATGTTTGGAATGGAACAATTTGGTTAGGTTTAGGTTCAACCGCGAATTACCAAGTAATATATTCCTATGATGGATTATTTTGGACGGCATCAGCCTCTGCTTCAAGTTTAATAGGGAATGGAAATGGTGTGGCAGGTGCTGAGTGGAATGGAATTAGATGGGTTATCTTAGGTGCCTATAATTCTACAAATCGTGTCATATATTCTTCCGATGGAATTACTTGGACGGCATCTGCAAGTGGAAATTCACTCATTACAGCTGCGGGAAGCAGTATAGGGTGGAACGGCATACGATTTGTTGCTTCTACTGGTTACGGTTCATATGCATTTGTTACTTCCACAGATGGAATAACTTGGTCTGCTCTCACATCTGCAAATACTGCAGTCGCTACTACAGATGGCTCTTCAGTTGCAAGCCGTCGTATTCCAAATTTATCAAATCTAAATCGCATAAATCGTCAAGTGACATCTAAATTCTGTGTGGGCGGGATGAGTACTAGCCTTGCCTATTCATATGATGGTATAGAATGGTATAAATCGCCTAGCAGCGTTTTTTCAACAGGGCAAAACAGTTGGTTTGTTTGGAATGGTTTAATATGGGTTGCTGCAGCTATAGCTGTAACTTCTACAAGCACTTTAGCTTACAGCTATGATGGAATTAATTGGACTGCATCTGCATCAGGAACAGCAATTTTAAACAATAATGTCTATCAGGTTGCGTGGAATGGGAGCGTTTTTGTAGCAGTAGGTCAAGGAACATCCGCCTCACTTGCATACTCCTATGACGGAATAAATTGGACCGCATCGTCTTCTGCATACGCAATTCTAAATAGTGTGATTTATGGAGTTAGTTGGAATGGCTCTATTTTTTTGGCTGGTTATCTTACTAAATTAATATATTCAACAGATGGAATTACTTGGTTAACACTTTTAGACCCTTCTCCCTCTGTTTCAAGTAAACTTGCTTCAAATGGACAGATGATACTTTTAGGATCTGCTGGAAATGGTACAAGTCTTTATTCGTCTTCTAATGGAACTACATGGACCGTTCGTGCAGCAGCCCTACTCACACAAGGTGTGCTTGCTTATCAAGCAAGTGTAAATTGTATAGTTTGGAACGGCTCAATTTGGGTTGTTGGGAGTTATTCCGCAAATCGTATTATATATTCCACGGATGGAATTAATTGGACGGCATCATCTAGCGCAAATACTTTATTTAGTAATAGTGTAGCAAGTATTGTATGGAATGGTTCTATCTTTATTGCAGGAGGAGATTATTTGAATTATGTGGTTGCAATATCAAGAGATGGAATTAATTGGACAAATAACACAATAATTACATCTGTATTACCTTCAGCAAATTCAGCTCCATATATATTTGGTAATCGTTCTATTCCCCCTATAGTTGGTACAAATGCCTATATAAACACAGCCGCAATCTCTTATATGCCCGCAACATCTGGAAACTGGGTTGCCCCTATACCGAGAACTCTCACAGCCGCCATAGATCGCATCGCTGCTGCTGTCTCTACTCTGCGCACGAGTGCTATTCCTTGAATATGAGCATCTACGTATACACTTTTAAAGTAGCCATCTAAGGAACAAAAACTATCCATCGTATAGAAATGTCGCTAACCCCCCTCGAGGAGCTCGTGAAAGAAACCCGTAATGCGTTTATTATTGCGAAAGCGGACGGTGTTCTGGACGCAGGTGAGGTCATTCAGATTGCTACGATACTCGTTGTGAAGATCCAGAAGCTGGTAGGTCTATCCGGCTCCGAGAAGAAGGCCATGCTCCTTCTGACACTCAAGAAGGGTCTAGATGCTTCGGGTGGACTAGACACTTTGACTGGATTAGCCGATGCAGAAACGAAGAGGGCATTTGAGGAAAGTGTTATGTCCGCCGTATCCGTATCGGTGGATCTGCTTCTTTCTGCTGCGTCTGGGAAACTGGATCTGAGAAAGCCCGCACATTGGAGAGCCTGTCTACCCGCATGCTTGTCTGCCGTCAAGGCTCTTCTTCCGAAGGACCATGCGTATCTCGTGGAGGCAACAAAATACTCAGATAAGCTACTGAAGAAGGTGGATGATGTGGTAGTTGTGGATGTAGCGGCTGAGAAGCCTGCAGCGAATGCGCAGTAATGGCGTCTCCACATAGTAGATGTACAGGCATGTGTCAAACTTAGGTACACACCTAGGGTGTACCTAACTTAGCCTACACGCCTAAAGTAGTGATGTGGGCTTAGACCGCTGAACATTTCAAACGGGCACGTACTTAGTAATATGCTGGAGGTTTAATTATTAGATTATATCTATAGAAAACTTCTCTTGCTTCCCATGTTTTATCATATTTATAATATAGGTATAGTTTTCTATAGATTTTTTGTCGCCTTTTATATCTTCAAGATTACACGGCATTTTAATACAGAAATGTCTGTGTTTATGGTAGTCAGAGGATACAGAACTGATTTTCTGCTTTTTTCCCAAGCATTGCTCAAGTGATTTTCCGTATAACAGATTCGATATTTGGTTGCCAATCTGTAAAATTTGGATGGCTAGAGGCTTTTCTTGTTGTTTCTTACTAACGACTATTTGGATAGTTTCTATTTGCACCTGTTCCTGAGCAGTCATTTTATCTATTCTAAAGCCTAGTTAAACAGATAAATTCTTTCAA